TTTTGCATATCAAGCCTGTTAACTAACTCAAACTGTACAGCATCCCTTGATTCTTGTATTTTTCTATCTATAAAATGAATCTCTTTTGGAAATTCATTTGAACTTGGTGTACCAAATGGATTAGTACCACCGCTAAAATTAGAAGCATCTAAAGCATCAGCAGTTAAAGTTCTTCTTGTAAGTTTTGCATCTAACAAATCATTATGTGGAGTAACTAAATTAACTGAGGCTAATAGATCCGTTACTCTAATTACAGACCCTAATCTTGTTATACCGCCTAAATTGCTCATAATAATTTGTGGTCTAGGGATTTGTCCTTTGCCAGTATATTCATACCCAGAGGCAACTACTGGGAATCTTTCATAAGTATTTGACTGCCAAACAATATTTGCATAACTGTCAATATTAGTTCCAGAATGAAATCTGTAAATAGTCGGAACATTAGATGGATTTCCTGTCGCATAATGCAAACCCTCTACAAGCTCCAGTTCAAAAAGTTCGATTATTGAATTTGGATTAATTTTTTGTAATTCTGAATGTGGTATAGCCATTACGGTTCAAATACTTCTTTAAAAGTTAAATTCATTGTTACTCTTGCATTTACAGGAATTGAACTATTTCTTCTAATACAAATAAAATTTCTTGCAGAACTTTCTCCTCCTATTGTGTACTGAAAAGCATCCTGATCATCAAAACGTGCATTAAGAAAAGTATTTATTGTATTTGCATCTGACTGTGAAATATTAAAAACTAAACTTACTTGATGATATCTTTTGTTCGCTGCAAGTCCTCTAACTAATCTTTGTTGATATCCATCTCCAAGTTGTACGACAATATTATCTTGTTCTATGGTTTGAGTTTCTCCATAAGCTGGTTTTATTGATGGAAAAGTTGCCATTATGCTAATAAACCTCCATTACGTTTCTCTCTGACAAGTGTTTCTTGGACTACAAGAGCAATAGTTTGACCAAGCTCCTGTGACATTGCATTGTCTCCCTCAACTGAGCTACCAGAGGCATCTACTGACACATTAACAATATTAGTAATACTGTCTCCACCTCCTAATTTATTATTTGGAATTATTGTACCAGCAGAATTTGGCACAAAAAGCTCTGGCCCTCTTTCTCCTACAATAGATGCCCTTCCAACTGGCGGTCTGCCACCATTTGCAAAGCCTAAAAAGCTCGAAGCGGAATTTATTCCAAGATTTGCAGATCCAAACTTTATTCCAGATCCACCACCCCCAGAAAATAATCCTCCTCCTCCTCCCCCTCCAAACAAGCCACCTAAAAATCCACCTATTTTATTTCCTAAACCAGCCGTTGCTTGTTGTATTGCAACTTCAACGAGTTTTCTTTTTAGTTGATTTAAAACACCAACAGCAGCTTCACCTTAATTTATCTGTTTCAGATTTTACGTTTAATAATTTATCAGCAAATTTATCTGTACCAAGAGAAAGGCCATCAACTAAAAAGTTTGTTTGCTCTAACCCAGTATTAAATAGTTCATTAAAAGTAACTGAGCTTTCAATAGCTGTTTTTGTTTTCTCGGTACTTTTTTTAATTTCTTTTGTTTTTTCTTTGTTATCATTCACAATTTTGTTGGTTTCTTTTTGTGCTTTATTAATTTCTTTAAGAGTTTCTGCATTCTCAAGTTCTAAAAAATTTTTTATTTTTCTCGCTTTAATTTCTTCAAAAAGTTCTTGTTCTCTTTTTTTATCTTTTCCAAAAGGATTAGCACCAGCAAAAAAACTGCCTTTTTCTTTTCTTAATTGTTCACGCGCTTCTTTCCTAGACTCCATAGTTATATTTGCTAAATTAATACGACCAACTTTATTTGCTGTTCCAATTCTTTCGATAAGTTTATTTATTTGTTTTACACCAGCAATTGCAATATCAATAACATCTTTTATTTCATCTGAAAGTTCTTCTCCAATTGTTCTTGCCAAAGTATCAATAGTATCTTTCAAAGTTGATAGTTTTCCATTTAAAGTGTCAGCCTGTGCAGTAGCACCACCAGCAAAAGCTCCTCCTTTATCTGTCAAGTTTATTAATGCTTTCGTGACAAGATCAGCACCTATTTTTCCTTTTCTCATAGCAGATTCAAATTCTTCTCCTTGTAATCCAGTTATTTTTTTAAGTTCAGTCGTTATATCAACACCCCTTTCTAATAACTGTAAATTTTCCTCTTGTTGCAGTTTTCCTTTTGCTCTTATTTGTCCAAATGCTGTTGCAATACCTGTAAGATCAGCACCAGTTGCACCAGCTACATCTGAAAGTCTTTTTGTTGTATCAACTAATTCTTCTGTTTGAAAGCCAAAAGCTTTTAATCTTTTTGTTTGTTCGATTAGTTCACTACTTGTGAAAGGTGTTACAGCACCGAAGTCTTGTAATTCTTTTATTATTTGATTAGTTTTTTCTAATGATCCTGTTAAGACTTCTAAACTTTTTCTTTGTGTTTCAAGTTCAGCAGTTTTAACAAAAATAAATCTAGCTGTGCCAACAACTGCTAATGCAGCCAATAAAGGTCTTAATGCTCCTACTAACCCTTTAACACCTGTTGAAGCTACTTTTGCAGATTTTCCTGTATCCCTTAAAGATCTATTTGATTTATCTAATCTTCCTTTTAATTTATCTGTAGTTTGACTTAATTTTTTTGTTTGGTCATTAACTCTTTTTAATGGTGTTATCGCATTTTGTGCATCAACTATTAATCTAACCGTTGATTGTGCCACAGAAACAAATAACCTTTATTATATATTACCTTGATTTGGCTTTTTGTCGTTGCATTTCTTTTTGCTCTCTTTCATTCTTGTAATCATAATATGCAGCCCAATAAATAAGCTCTTCCTCTGTTAAAAGATTTCTGAGTTCAATTAAAGTTTTACCAAGTTCTGTTGCTAGGAAAAATTCAAAATTAAGCCAATTATCCCCTTTTATTCTTTTTTTGCTGAATCAATATCAACCTGTATATCCATCATAAAAAGCTCTAATTCATTTAATACTTTTTCTGGTAATGATCTTTGCAAAATCGGTGCATCTGACATATCAAATGCAAGTGAGCCATCTTCTTTTTGTGCTGTCTGACATAAAAGCTGTGTTGAAACAACTAAACCTTCATCGCTTCCAGCTAATTGTTGTGCCTTTTTTCTATCAAATCTGGTAATTGGTGGGAAATATAATACAGATAAAACTTTATCATTAGAATCTTTCAATTCATATTTGCGTCTAGTGGTCATTTCATCTTTAAACGCATTGATGAGAATGTCTGCTGTTCTTTCAGTTGCCATAATTGGGGTTGATTAAAAATAAATTAGATAGCTGATGTAATAGTGCCAGATGGTTTAAATGTAATGCTAATAGTGTTTACATCACCTATAGAGGAACTTTGATCAAAGCTTGTAATAAGACCAGAAAAACTAATTTTCTTAGTTCCACTTGCACTATCAGGAAAAAGTTCAAAAGCTGCTGTTCCTAAATCACCAGTAGTTAATATACCATCAACAAAAGTTGCTGTTTCACCAGATGCCGCAGCGTCATAAACTAACTCAGCAGAACCCTCTCCCTCGATAAGTCCACCAACAAAAGATTTAAAAGTGTCACCTTGAACAGTCGTTTCTTGTGTGTCTTTGGTGATAGACATTGACCATGATCTTGTACCAAGTACAGGGTTTACTGAAGAACCACCGTCATCAAATTTGACCTGTCCAACATCACCTTTTACAGCAGCCATAACAATTTAAAGAAAGATTTATAAATATATTAACCTTTTTCAGCTTTTTTTACATCTTTTTTTGTCGCTTGTTGTTTTTCCATATATCTTCTGCATTGTGGATCCCAATATTTAGCATCTCTTCTACCTTTTACCGCTTCGATTGCGTCAAGCATCTGTTCAGTAAATTCCATTTTTACAAGTCCTCATAAATATTAAAAGTGATTCTAATTTGTGTCTGAAATTTTCCCTCTGGACTTGATGTAAATATCTCAGGGCCAACAGGTGCATCAAAAATTACATTAGAAACAGTCACCCTATTGTATAAGTCTCTTATCCGTTTGCAAATTGTAAAGTTAGAACCAGCCCCAAGACCTTCTTCTGTAAATACATTTATTAAAACTAAACCAACAATATTATTAAAAGCATTACTTGTATCTCCTTGAGTTAAATATTCATTTGACCCAAAGCTGGTGACGCATTGAACAAAGGTATCTTCTGTAGTACTGTCAAATGCCATATTACTAAACACAACAGATATTGCAGGGCTTGAGGCTAGTTCTGTGGCTAATCTTGCCTCTATCGTTGATCTAACTGTGTTTAAATCTATTGCAGCCATTATGCCTTCCTAAATTCATTGGCAATAAATTGTTCCAGTTGCTTTGCAACAAGTTCTGGATAACCTTTAATTGTTTGCTGCCTTGTTCTATATCTACCACCCCAGCTTGGAGGCAAATTTGTTCCATAAGCAACAGGTTCTGCATATTCCACATTCGTGAAAACTTCACCAATTAAAGGTTTTATATGTGTTTGAAAGGAGTTTCTTAAAGTTCCAGTATCAACAGGAGTAAATTCTTTAATCTCGGCCTCTGCTTTAAATGTTGCTTTTCTAACAACCTTCTGGACTTTCTCTCCAAAATGATCGCCAATATCAGTTAAATTTATTTCTCTAGCCATGTTTACCTCAAGATAAGATCAAAGCTTACAGCAGTATTATTTTGTTCATTCGTAATAACTTGAATAATTTTAAATTCAACGCTACTAATAACAACTC